AATAAGCGCATTTATTTGCGCTCTAACAAAAGATCAGCCCTGAGGATATATAAATCTTCAGGGCTGATCTTATCTGCGCATATAGCGCGATTAAATTGCAATTAAACTTTTGTGTCATCGGACCGATCCTCTGATGTCTCAAACAGATCCTGCTCAGGGGGTTCGTTCAACATATCCTGGATGAACGATTTAGAACCACGGTGCACTGAGCTGGCCGGGGCTTGCTCGTCTTCCCCAGGTTCATCTTTGAACTCAAGTTCCAACTGAAATGCCTTACATGTAGCATTCAATCTATCAATGGTGTCGTGAATCTTATTTGTGATAGCAATAGAGGTCTTCTGAATCTCTGCCATCGAGCGGTATAATGATGCGTTAGACTTATTCTCAGAGATGGCTCGCAACAGAGCGTCATGAGCCTCCTCATCAGCCTTGCGCATCTTTATAAGCCCACGAAGTGTCTCCAGTTCCATGTTGATACGACGTTGAGCCTGGGGATGACGATCCTTGAAATGATCGTCCTGATAAAGGTCTGTAACAATCTTTATCATGTCGCGCGCATCCGCAGCAGCCTCTTCATCAATAGCATCAATGTCTATAGGACAGATGTCTTCGGGAGCTAAGTCATCTACCGGGAGTTCGTCATCGATCATTTCTTTTTGCTAGGCTTTTTTGAAGGTGTTTCTGTGGTAACAAGAGGATTTACAATTTTGTTAATATGTGCAACCAGTGCCTCACGTGCCTGCGCCAGCAGCTCCTCAGAGCTCAACTGAGCAATGTAGTACTGTGCAATAGTGTCTGGGTCAATACCCAGGATGTCAACCAAGGTCTCAATCTGCTTGACGGGGCTCTTCCAATCAATTCCTACAGACAGTTTCGGTACCGGATGGCGCTTTAGAACGCGAGTGGTCATGGCCATATCTTCGTCCAGCTGCGGCGCGGCGATCTGCGCATCAAGGTTAATGCGGCGGCTCTGTGGTTGGTTGATGTTGCCCAGGTTGGCACTTCCATCAAGCAACTGTTTGTCCTCAGGGGTGAGCATATCATCATCACCAGCCATCATAGCAGCTACCTCGGGTGGGATCTCATCTGTCTGTGGTTTCATTAGACTGCTGTCGGGTTCTTGTGATTTGCCTTGTGCGTCAGTAGCTTGTACATAGTTTTGGATAGTATTGTAATCAAGAGTCTGCCCATCTGTAGTAAGGATCATAAATTGATTGTCCTGGAAGTAGCAGTCGCGAACGGTAAACTTGTGACCAGTCTGTGGGTTAAACCAGGTGCCGGACATAATAGGACCGCCATCTCCATTAAAGGTGATTCCGTTACTGTTCATATATATCAGTCATTAAAATTATCTATAAAGGATTTAAGAATGTCTGGATGCTTGACAATAGCACTAATGATAGTGCCCACTCGCGCCGGATCTTCGTTGGTAAAATACAGTACATCAGAGTTGGGAAAGCTATAGAGCAGCTTGACAAAGTCTACCCCGGGGCGGCTCTCGATCTCCTCCTCTTCGGCGAATGAATATAAACGACCCTCTTCAGCATGGCGTCTGATGCGTGTGCTGAGGGTGTTGTCCATCCATATAAAGAGAACCTTGTCCTGAATAAGCTTACGGTTGAGATTCTCCAGTTGTCCGGGGCTCAGCACCATCACATCAGCAGCATCATAGTCATACTGTGAGATACCACGATAGAATGTGTAAGAGTCCAGCACATGTGACTCATCAATTCCACCGATGCAAATATAGGCCCCCAGCTCGAAGATTCTGTCAATGTCGTCTACCGTATAGCGATTATACTTTGGGTCCATGTAAATGTGAGGATTCGGCTCAGGGAGGTTGGAAAACTCTCGCCCAACTTTCACACCCAGCGCTTCACAGCACTGCAGGGCGGCTAGTTTGCCGGATGAGTGCTTACCAACTATAAATATTTTCATACACGTGATAGATGTCTTTGACTATATAATCTCGTCACCCATTACCATAGTGATGTTTTATATAGAAATATTTTCAATTGTTGTCACCCCAAAAACACAGTCAGGTGAGTAGATAAGTGCTTGAAAATCAGCATTGTAGCTACTCACCTGACTGTTATGGTGACGGTTTATAGACTATATAAGAAAAATATCAGCACTGAGCGGGGTCAGGACAGTTGTGATAGTACCTGTTTTGCATATTCCAGACGCCGAACATCCAGGTTCCAGTGGTTGGGTGAACGTCCAAATCGCTTATCATTGGATGCTCCGTACACATCAGAGACGTGCTTTGCATCTGCAGCAGAGCAGTATGGACCAGCCCATTTACCATAACCAGGCCCTCCTGTAATAACCACAGCTGATGCGGATGCTGTGGTGATGTCAGGTGCTGTCTGAAGCTTCTTATAATACTTCGACATGGGACCCTGCTTGATGTCTGCCATGAGAATTTCAGCTTGTTTGTTAAGATCCAGTGACTCAATCGGAGTGTTGGGTGGCAGACCCACCAGTGCGAGTAGTTTGTTCTTATAAGCTTCACCCGTCCACGAACCAATGCCAGCACCATAGCCGAATCCACCAGTACCTTTTGCACCGCGTCCAGCTGCTTCAGCCTTACAATAGAGTTTGGGGTTGCAGCCGTTCTCATCCATAAACACACCGACAATACCAGCCGCATGAATAGGCTGCATACCCATAGACACAAGTTTACGAGCCACAGTAAGAGCGCGATCCAGTACATCACCCGGCGCCGAAGAAACGGAACCTGTGCTGTCGGGTAGTGCATAACCAGCCGATCCTGCGAACTGTGACATGGTTTTGGTACGGAGTCCTGCACGGAGTTGATAACGCATCCACAGGCCTTTGAAATTCACATGTTCAGGACAGCACGCGGCCAGAGTTTCTGCATTGAGCTCTGTAATACCCCCAACTGCGGTAGAAGTATTTGCTACATCTGAGTTCAGCTCAACAGGATGATTGTCAATGACACCTGTATAACGAAAGATGTGCGCCTGGACATTTGAACTATATACAGACATTCTGCGCTGTCGGAAGTCTGATACCCACTGTGATCCAGTCCACATGCAGATATGACCTGGCTGTGATGGAGCGCCTGGCTTGGTATATACAGCGATATCCCCAGGACGAGCTACATTCTGTGTGAACTGATCCTGTGCACCTGCCTCGGACACCGTAGCAATGTGCGAGAATCCGATAGTAGGTAAATATGTTGTATATTGTCGCGCAAGCCCGGGACGGCCTGATGTATCTATACCTCCGTGCTCCAAATAGGTACGGACGTACTTTGCGCAAACATGTTGTGAAGCAGCCCCAGGCAGCGCGCTGGCTGCCTGAAGAGCTCCTTGTAAGTTAAATGCCATATTTATGCATCTTTAATTTCTGCGAATGATACTCTATAATATTTACCCGGTTGGATATCCGGCTCCTTGGAAGCGCTTGCACGAACTGGGCGTTGTGTCTGACCGTGCTGTGCTGTTCCTGCTCCGCCAGCGTTTGTTGCTGAGGTGCGCGGAGCGCTTGTTCCTGTGCTGGATGGCGTTGCTAACATGTCTGTTGCAGATCCACCACTCGAGCCACCAGTGCTCGGTGACGAGCTCACAGATGGACTATATGAGCTACCCGAACTGCTTCCTCCGGAGAGGTCAACAGGCTGTGACAGTTCATCAATAATAGCCTTCTGACAAGTTGTAGTCTCATCAAGCGTCTTGTTCATAGTCTCTAACATTGGCATGACATGATCTGTGATCGTTTGTGCAAGACCTTCAAAGTTGCCCTGTAGCTCACGCGATATAGCAGCCCAGGAGCGCATGATATAATCTGTGTGTTGGAGCTTGCGGATATCCATGTTATCTACCTGCTTGAAGAACTTAATATAGTTCTCGGTGATAGCCTCGGCGTTGCGAACATCATCTGAATCAACCTTCACAAATCCACCCACCGTAGATGAGATAGTGTCCATCAGATCGCAGTTAGAGCGAACCCCCTCACCACTATCAGAAAGATGAATGCTATCCATCTGTGCAATCACTTTACCCAGCGCACTGATACCGTTTATAGTGCGTGTCTGAGCCGCGCTGATCTGGAAGTCACTATAAGTGCTCTCTGCGATGAGCTTCTCTACCTGCTTGTTGTACAGTTCGATACCATCCATCAGCGGACCCATGTTGACTACTTTTGCATCTTTCAGCTGTGACATCGCATCAGCGATCTTCTTCACCCCACTGATAGAGGTCTCTATATATTTGACGATGGAAGCAATGCGTTCTTCGCCACCCAACTTACCTGTGCCTGATACCTGCCACTTGCCGTACTTGCCTGCAAAGATATACTGTGCGGTGTCCATAGAAGTGTCCATAATAGACTTCACCTTCGTTTGAACATCAGTAGGAGCCTGGAACTCAGACACGGCCTGTATAGAATCTACCATGCTTGCCAGTGAGCCTGTTGCAGAGGCAATCAGACTAAGTGTTTGTACGCGCTTGAGCGCAGCTTTCAGAGCCTCAGATTCCTTTTGTTTCTTGATGACTGCTCCGAAGAAGAAGTCGATCAGCGGATTGGCTACTTTTGAATCTTCGGGGCTTGGTTCGAGGAACTTAAAGTGTGACTCCTTGCCAAACACTTGGTCAGCAATCTGTTCAGCAATCTCAAGAACGCGATCTGTCATAGCAGAAGCGGCAGAGAGGTTGATATCTTTGGTTGCATCATACATCTTCTGCATGTTCTGTGCAATATCACCCACGCAACCTACAGCTGAAACTACAACTTCCATAGACTGCAGCGCAGTCATTGCATCCTGTATCTCATCAGGCACCGGATTAAAGAACTGTGCAAGCTTCGACCATGTGGACTTACCCTTCTTTTCAGGAATTTTAATATTGTCGTTCATCACAGCGTCCATGACGTGTTGTGCAGAATTAAATATTATATCCACTTTGCTGTTCACATCAGACGCGCTGAAGTCAATCTTGCTGATGGTCTCTAACTGCTTGGCAATACCCACAATCACTGAGATGCTCATGAATATCATAGAGAGGTTAGCAATCATCATAATAGCATCTATGATGTTTGCCAGGCCGGGTGAGAAGAAACTGATGAGTGTTCCCAACCATCCGCGTGAGCGCTTTTGTGATTCCTCTACAGGCGCAAATACGCGACTGGTGATCAGATCCACAGTGTCGAAGATCTTGGTAACATTTTCATCAATCTTACCCGAATCTAAGTTGATCATCTGCAACAGTCTCAGCATTCCAGCAATAGCCAGTACCATGCCAATAGATATCATGCTCAGGAAGAGGTATACAACACCCAGCGCTGCAGAAATTATATTGGCAAGACCCTTGTCTATCCAACCAACGATAGTGGTTAGTAGGCCGTGTGATGAGCCTTTTGAACTGTCATCAACAGGTGAATATATCCTATCAATGATCTGCGCGGTCTTTCCAAACACAAGGTTCAGGTTCTCATCGATCTTATTAGAGTCCAGGCTTATCTCTTGTAACAAGCGCAGCATTCCAGCAATAGCCAGTACCATGCCAATAGATATCATGCTCAGGAACAGGAATGCCATTCCCAGCGCTGCCTTGAGTACCTGGCCGAGCTGTGGACTTACCCAGTCAACAATGCTCAACAGGATACCCTTGTTAGAACTTTCAGACTTCTTATCATCACCCGCGAACAGCGCATCCGTGATATATTTTGTCTCGTCCAGTACAGTCTTTACATTGCTATGAATGGCAGCTGAATCCAACTTTATCTCTTGTAATAAGCGCAACGCACCAGCCATTAGCAAGATGGCCCCCACAGACACAAATGTTGCCACCAGGATTACTGAAGCGGCCAGAGCCTCAACAATCTTCAGTGCGGCACCGCCCACAGCAGCGAGCATGCCCAGGAAGCCTGACTTCTTGTTGCCCGGCTCGTCCACATCAGACTCAAACAGAGAACTGATGATAAATCCGGCGGTGCTCAGCACAATGCCCACATTAGTCTTTATCTTATCAGGATCGAGCTTGATCTCCTGGAGCGCCCACAGCGCCGCGACCATCAGAGTGAGAGCAACCACTGCAATTGTTACTACGCCGATACCAATGATACCAGCCAGGATAAATGCACTAAAGGTGCTTGTTATCCACCCGATCAGGGTAAGCGCGCCCAGCAAACCGATAACTCCCAGCAACATCAAGCCAACCACAGGGAATCCCTTGATAGCCTTTTCAGATACCAGTGCAAGAGCTATAACTATCAGAGCAATAGCTGTCATGGCAAGAAGCACTACAGCCACTTGCATCAGAACCAACGCAAGCTTGCATGATAATATAAAGTCTACCACACGCACAAGAGTCTTACAAACAAGTGCAAATATCAACAGACCAACTATAATAGCAGGTGATACGAGCGCGAATGCATAAAGGATCGGAGTCAACAGAACCAGGCTTATACAGATGATGGCAATGCTCTTGACAATCTTCTGTAGATCCTCCATTTTCTGTCGTGCGTTCTTGGTGTCCTTTACTGCAGCGACAGCATCAACAGATTTAATAACAGCGTCTACAATCTTTGGGAACTTGTTTAGCGCGCTCACCACAGCAGAAGCAGCAAGTGCAGCAGCAGCGGTCACAACCAACAACCCGCAGGTCACAGTGATGCTCTTTACTATATATTTCAGAGCATCTATCTTTTCCTTGCTTGACTTTACATCCAGTTTATCCAGAGCAGCAATAACCAGTACCACTGAACGGACTACTGCAATGAGGGTTTTGGCTGTTGTTCCCACCACAGGTGCGATAACCAGTGCGCTGGCAGAGAGTTTTATATATATCTTTAACAGTTCATCAGACGCCTGCAAGACAGCAGCGGCTTCAGCAACCTGTTTTGAATTCAGTTTCAAATCATTCAGAGTCTCTAGTGTATCAGTAATGTCTATCAATCCCAGCACTACTTCTTCAAGGTCTTTGTTGATATATTTCAGCTTGGCCTTTAAGAGCTTGCGCGGAGCTATTGGGAAATTGAGCAGGGTCTGCATGATAGCATCAGCGGACTTCAAAATAGCATCTACTGCATCCACACGTGAGCGTGACAAGTACGGAGATTTTAATATATTGGTCAGCGCATCTAATGATCGGAGTACCATGGTTAACCCATCGCCCAGGATAATGATATCTAAATCAAGCGCATACAGTTTTGCATATAGTTTTAGAGGGTTGGGTGCTTTGTACTCAACCATAGTATCAATAAGCGCGGTGAGCGTCTTGATTCTGTCCAGTACAGCATCCACTGTATCTTGATCCAGTTCGGGGACGCTTGTGTTGAGTTTTTCAACAGTGGTTTTGGATTTTTCCAGCGTACTCAGAATCTCCGCAAGGGCTCCCTTGTCCGGGTCCATCATAGCACCAATAACCTGTGCAATACTTGTTGCAGAAGCTACAGCAGCGCCTGACAGCACAGCACCAGCCGCACTAAGAGTGGTGAATGGAAGAGTCAGCACAGAAAGTGATGAAATAGCAGCTTCTATACCACCAATACCATCCGCCCAGGCGGATCCTGTTGGATAGGTTTGCTGTTCAGTGCGAACCGTGCCATCCGGATTAGGAATCTCAACAGAACGTTGCTCATAAGTAGTGCCTCCAAAGAATTGCGACAGCGCAGGATCAAGCTGAACCTTGTCGCGCATCTCAGACATAGTCTTTAACATTTCTGTCAGTGCTCCGGACTCACCCAGCAGCTGTTTGTTTATAGCATCAGACACTTCACGGACGGATTTAGCCCAATCATCAATGCGCTGTTTAGAGGTCATATTCTTGTCACCAGTGACAGCAAATATCTTTATATAGTCAGAAATAGTGGCACCAACGTGACCCATCTCAGTTATCGCATTGGAAATGTTATTGATAACATCAGTCCACTCAGTCTCACCCAGTTTGGGTCTAATACCCTTCACTGTCACTATTCTCCAGTTGCCCTTTACCTTCGGCACACCGTTCACGATTTCAGTGATAGGTTGGTCCAGCCTGTCCTTACCATTGTCGAACATCTGCTTTTGATAAGTCTCCCACAGTGGCAGCTCCTGTTTCTTGGTAAAATAGTCCAGTACAGACTGATCCACAGGCATGGTAGCCGCCTCATACAAGGTATCAAGAATGGTCTTCACCTGACCCTGCGCAGAGAATAGGTCTTCCAGCTGAACAACCTTAATCTTATTCAGCTGCTCAGCGACCTGATTGTAAGTAGTTATAATGGCTGTGACGTTATCTATATTTGCAGCAGCATCCTTGATCACCTGAACATTATCAGTCGCCTTTTTGGCATTTGCACCATCTCCTTGGTTGAGATATGCTATAATCTCATCCTTGAGAGCTCCAATGTGTTCTATGATCTTTGCTGAAGAATTTGCCATATGTACAAAATTTAATCTTACCTAAATAATAGCGCGCAGATATATAAACTGTGTTTGGTTTTTTGCTATATTTAACTGTAACACTAATACTCAAATCATGATGAAGAAATTCAAAGAATGGACATTTCAATTTGGATGTGCAGTCCTCACTGGGCTGACCATCATAGGCATTGCGCTGGCAAGCATCGTTGCAGGTGTGGTCTGTGTTCCTTTGGCTATTCTAACTGAAATATATAAACGAAACTAAAACAAGAAAAATGTTACTACTAAGCAAATCTGAAAAGTGTAATGAAAACTACGCAGCACGAATTGCTCGTGTGGATGAGATTCATGAGATCCCAGGCGCTCATTCTATTGTGAAGGCTGTGCTCGGGACTGATACGGTCGTGGTATCAAAGGACATGAAGGTGGGTGACATCGTGGTATTCTTCCCGGTGGGTTGTGCCATCTGTGAGAAGTACCTAGGCGTACACAACCTCTATGAAGCATCTTCTTATCAAAAGAACGCCAACTGGACTGAATATGAGACCCTGTTGTCGCAGATGGATGTTGTAACCGGTGAGGAACTGACTGCCCTGGAGGTTCAGCGTAAGCACATGGTTGGATTCTTCAACAAGTATGGTGTTGTACGCCCCCTCAAGCTTCGTGGTGAGGTATCTATGGGCTATGTAGCGCCGGTATCTACTCTTGAAGAGGTTTGGCCTGAGCTCAAGCGAATCATTTGGTCAGCACACTTGGGTGAGACTATTGATACTATCGGGTTCGACCTGTTGTGCTGGAAGCACATTGTTCAGCCGAAGGTTCGTCCTGAGTTTGTTTCAAAGAAGAAAGGTGTGCGTAAGCAGATCCGCTTGTTTGACCGCGTCATTCCGGACACATTTAAGGAACATTATGACACTACTCACCTCGAGCGCAATGCGCATCTTATCCAGCCGGAAGATGTTGTAACTGAGAGCGTTAAGTTACATGGCACAAGTGCACGCTACGCATATTTGCCGGTCAACCGCGAACTTGGATGGTTCGAAAAAGTCCGTAAGTTCTTCGGTGCCCACATCTCTGCCACAGAGTACGGCTATCTGTATGCAACCCGCCGCACTGTTATCAATCAGTACAAGGGTGCACCCACAAAGAATGATGAGTATTCAACTATATATAAGACTATCGCTCCACTCCTGGCACCGGGTATGACTGTGTATGGTGAGATCGTGGGTTACACACCCACAGGTAAGTGCATTCAGTCTCCTAAGGGTGTGGATCATGACTACGGCTGTGCGAAGGGTGAATGTGCATTCATGCCATACCGCGTCACAGAGCGCTCTGAGGATGGAACCGTTCACGAATGGGAACTCGTTGACGTGCTGAGTTGGACTCGCACCGCTCGTGCAAAGCTCAATGAAGAGGATAAGAAGAAGCTCATGGACATCAGCATCCTCTACATGGGACCCGCAGGAGATCAGTACGGCTTGTGGAACAAGATTCAGTCTGAGGTCACTCAGGAGGAGTATGATGCGGCTCTCAAGGAAGCCATCGCCGAGAATGCCGAGAACATTCCGAGCTATCTGAGCTCACTTCGAGCATATCAGGTCAAGAAGTGGCAGGTTGCCTGGATCGAAGCGATGCGCGAGGATAAGGATGGACTGGGAATGGAACTTCCTGAGCCACTTTGCAACAACCCAAAGGCTCCTCGTGAGGGTATTGTTGTGCGCATCATGGGTGATAAGCTGGCACGTGGTTGGAAGCTGAAAACCGCCGCACATGCTATGCTTGCTCAACGCGCCGCTGATGCAGGTGAGGTAGACCAGGAAGACCTTAACTAATCCTATGTATATACTTGAAAAATCGCGCAGAATCTTCTAAATTTTGCGCGATTTTTTGTTATATATCTTTGAGAGCTCTCAAATCCAGTTGAGCCCAGCTCAATATATAAATGTAAAACAAAAGAACATATGAACGAATGCATTTACATAATCAAACGATATGATGCTACCTGCTATGAGCACAACAATCCAGTCATAGTGGGATATACAACAACTGAGGCGCAGGCCCGTGCAGCGGTCAAACGACTCACGACCCACACTGCGGTGTATGATTACGAACCACTCAAATCCATTACAGAACTATGAACAAGTCAATTTATGTAATTTTCCAGGACGATTACACCTGGGAATACAGCATTCCAATCATCAAAGGATATGTAACAACCGAAGAGGCTGCGCAAGAAGTAGTCAAGCAGCTCACAGAGGCCATTCCGAAATGCCCATTTGATGAAGTGGAACTGGGTGATTTTGAAGAAGTCTTATTCAGATGTGAAGAGGAGTTTAGTGACATTGATGAAGATCTTTGGTCACAGGACCCTTATAAAACATCAGATGGACGGGTGACAGATATTGAGAAGCATGCGCGCTGGATGGAGCTGGCTGATGCTGAGCTACATGAACAGAGGTTGCACTGGTTCGAAAAGAACGCACCACAATACACCGAGGAGCAGATTCGTCAGTACTGGAAATGGGAGAGTACACGTTACAGTGATCCGGTATATAGTTATCAACAAGTTAAACAAATTCCTGTATATGGTATTCAACAATAACATCACAGAGTCCCACCTGGTAAGTTCAGGATTTGAGGATGATGGTTGGGGTTCACCCAGCTACCGCGAAACTCATGACACAAAGATGTGGGAGACGTTTCGCACTTGGTATGGAAAAGAATGGCAGATCTGCTATTTTCCACCTACTTTTGAGGGTCTGGTATATCCCGGAACTTGGTTCCCGGTGCCTATGGGTGGACGCATCATGATGACCCTCAATAGTTCAGAAGATAATGACTATTACATCTCTGATGTGTTGGATGATGTGCTGGACATGGAGGTATTCATTCGTGCCGTGTTCCGCAGGAAAGTTGCTAAGTTCACTGCGCTGACATATGATGCAGAAAAATTCAAAATAACATTATGAAGAAGTTTGAATATGATAAGGCATTTATCGAAGCACAACAGGATCCTTTTGAAGAGATGAATAGGCTTGGTGCGCAGGGATGGGAAGTGATTGATATCAAGATCCATCACAAAATGGTATGGAATGGATTAGACGAGGATTATGATGAGAAGTTCACGGGCTGGGATCTGATCATGAAACGAGAGCTTGAAAACGCAACCTCCTCTAAATCAGACCCAACCGTAAACTATATTAAGACATATAAATCTGAATAATATATGAACAAATTCATTATTTTGCAGGGCATTCCTGCATCAGGTAAGTCAACAATTGCCCGTGCCTGGCAAGGTGATGATCCGACACATCGCGTGATTGTCAATCGAGACTCTCTGCGCCGCGCGCGCGGACAGTACTGGGTGCCGAATCAGGAGAAGTTTATTGAGGAGTTGGAAACGAGCATGCTCAACCTTGCTATGGCTCACTGCTATGACATCATTGTAGATGCAACCAACTTCAACCCCGAGACTCTGGAGCGATTCGCAGCCATGACCAGACCATATCCATATTACGAAATGGAGACTTGGCTGATCCATGAGAGCATGGAGACTTGCATCTCGCGCGACTGCAACGAAGATCGCGACCATAACGTTGGGCCGGGCGTCATCGATAAGTTTTATAGAAAATATGTTGCTTACTGCCAGGGTAACAACATTGAAATGATTCCTGGTACAATTCTTAAAAGACCATTTACATGTCAGTAGTTATCAATCTTTCGGTGGATCAGCTGCGCGCACTAACAGCAGATGCAGCAGTGGGTACAAAACTTGTTATCAAGGACAGTTGCACTGAGCGCGCCATCACAGGAGTCCGTTATGAGACTCGCCGCGAGCTGTATCAACCCGAAAGTGGTGCCCCCAAAGAGCGCACTATCAACGAACTTGTTATCGAACTTCAAAATAATTCAAACTATGGCAAAGAAATCTAAAACCCCGACCTGGAAGGCGCCGATGGATTTCATGGACTCCATGATCTTCAGTTCTTGCCGTTACTATATTGGCCGACATACCATCGCCGCGCACTGCGCTGCCAATGAGCTAGGTGAGTTCCTTCGCGCAAATCCGGACTGCTTGTCACCGGATCGCAGACGATTCCTCGCAAAGGATATTCGCGATCAGATCAACAATGTGCTGCACTTCTCAAGCAACGTTCATGTGAACGGGTTTGCTGAGTACGGCCATCCCGACGCATTGGTTCTACTCACGCGCAAGATGGTGGAACTGATGAAAGAACACAACCTAGTGCTGGGCACCGATGACTTCAAAAACGACCTGGTGCCTGGTGAGCTCAATCCCTCAAAATATAAGTGGGAGATTGACTTATATGATGGCACAGTTGAGTTTGAGGAATGGAAGAATCGTGCCGAGGGTAATCAGTTCCCTATCAATTATCGGGAGCTCGTATCAGACTTGTCTGTTTGGTCACAACTGGCTGGTTGGCTGGACCCGCACCTCACAGTATCTGCAACAGGCCCTGACGGACAGCAACTCACCGAAGCAGAAGGCTTTGAGTTCCCTTCTACCGGACGTTATGCATTTGAAGACTTTGAGCATGTGCATCTTAACATTGTGGATTGCGGAACCTATGCGAATCGGACCGTTGGCGAGTCATACATCGCCCCCGAGTTCATTACCGAGGTAAAATATCACAACTCATAGTATATATTTCATCAAATAGAAGCATACATAATGAAGATACTTGTATTGGGTGACGTTCATGGCAGATCGTGTTGGCGAGATATCCTCGCAAAGGAGAATCCTGACCTCACGATCTTCCTTGGCGATTTTGTCACAACTCATGAAGGCTATACAGCTGAACAACAGTTAACACAGCTAAAGGCTATTTTGGAACTCAAAGAGGAGAATCCGCAAAAGTTTATTATCTTACGCGGCAATCACGACCTGGATGGTCTAGGTTACTATTGGGCTCGTTGTTCCCCATCAGCTGCCGGTGTGCAGGCAGAGATGAGCAAAGATATGGACTTGGGTCAATGGTTTCTTGAAGAGTCTCAATGGATTCATGTTCGAGAGATTGGCGGCAAGAAGTATATTTTTGCACATGCTGGCGTTTCAGTTAATTGGTTAACAAATATCCTCAAACTGAATATTGATACTCCTGAGAATCTGGCTTCTGCCTTGGGTTCTATCAACAACATGGAACCTTCGGAGAAGTTTGGTTTTACAGGCGATCACTGGGACTGCTATGGTACGCACCCTGATCAATCATGCACCTGGATCCGTCCCGACACTCTGTGTGAGTATGGCCCTGCTGACTATTCTCAAGTAGTGGGTCACACAGGCACTTATAGTGATTGTCAGCGCAGACAGTTCCTGGATATCTCTTATAAAGAAGAGGACGGAGAGCGTTATGCTGTATATAAAGAGTCAGATCGCGACCTATGGATGTGTGATGCACTCCAGCAAAAAGCCTATTTAATTATTGAAAATGACAAATTTATTCCTAAACGTTTATGACAAGTGAAGAGTGGCTGCGAGAAGCGGTAACGCAGATCGACAATATTATATTCCTCGGTGAGCTTGACAGTGCCAATCACGGCTATCAGATTTACTTTGGCCGGGTGAAGGGTAAGCGCGGTGCGGAAACTGTGCAACCCTCTGATAATGAAGACATTACGCTGGATGATTTCTTCCCGACAACCATCGGTATTGACTATACGTCTGATGTAGATGAGATGTTGGCACACCTGGCACAAGAGTGTATCCGTGCATTCCTGGGCCTGACCAAAGGTAAGGCTTTTAAGAAAAAGTGCATGGAATATTACTTTGATACACCGTACAGCGAGGCACACCCTTCTCCGTACCTTCGCGATCAGTTACAGGACGTTCGCAACACAGTGGAAAAACTTTGTGGGGAGTTCCCGGGTAAGAAAATCAAGTTCCCTGTAAAGGAGAAGAAGGAAAAGAAACCGACCCGTGCAGTATTTTTCTGCCCGGAGTGTGGTCTTGAGTTCAGCACACCAATTAACAAACTTAAGGGAGCCACTGGCACACCGACATGTATCTGTGGTGCAAAATGTGGACGAGACTTATCAGATGAAGAAAACAGTGATTCCTCGCAAGAGAACAGCGAAAATAAAGATTGATGAGGTGGAGCTGCAGCATTTTGCAGTCACCCCTCAGGTTCCGTCCTATTGGCGAGATCTTTATTATCCGGAGCAAAACAAGCCCAGAGCGGTGCGCAGATGTAGCATTGTTGGGTGAAACTGAGATATTATATATATGGTGAGAGGGGCAACCCTCTCACTCTTACTAAAATAAATACTATACTCTATGTTAAAGAAACTAAACAAGGTAGCAGTCATTATTTTAGCGTTCGTTATAACAGTATGTTCTATATGTGCAAATCCCACAACCGCGGAATCCCCCGCAATTACAAATGTCCCTACAGTAACTGTTCAAAAACATTCAAACATTATCAAAGCTGAACTAGTCCGTCAAGTAGATGATTACATTTCTCAGTCATTTCCAAAATCCAAACTGACCGGTACGTCAATAGTCAAGCATTGCCTAACACACGACTTCGATATTTGCTTTGCGCTCGCCCAGGCGGAGATTGAATCCGGCTTTGGAACAGCAGGTAAGGCAAAACGAACCAATTCACCCTGGAACGTGGGTGCATGGGATGGTCGTTCTGCACAAGTCATGAACAAACTCGGATATGGTTACTCACACCCAGACCTAAGCATTGAGCCGTATATAGAACTTGTTAAGACCAAATATCTTGGCGAAACACGAACTGTACATGATTTAATGAAGAACTATGTTACTATCAGCGGTAAGCGCTATGCCTCAGACCGAGGTTATGAAACACAACTGAAAAGCACATACAAGAAGATCTGCACGAAGACCAAAATTCGACATCTTCAAGACTCACTAAAACGAACTATCTAAGACACACTGTTACAGGGCTCGCAATTCTTGCGGGCCTTTTTTTGTGCTAAATTCAATGCGTTTATTCTATATATTCTTTCATATGAAATGTCTTTTATTAACCGACCTCCATCTCGGTGCCAAAAACAATTCTCAGACCTGGTGGAGAAGTCAATCAGACTTTATAGACAATCAGGTGATTCCCTACGCAAAGGAACATCTTGATTCTGAGAATGATATAGTGATTTGCTTGGGAGACGTGTTTGATTCACGTTCATCTATCAGCGTATACATCGCCCATGAGACGCGCAAGTTGTTTGAGCGACTGGCTGGTTGTGTCAAGAAGTTATATATAATCTGTGGCAACCACGACACCTACACAGAACAGACATCTGAGTACTGTTCGCTGGACCTGGCATTTGCAGGCGCTGCTGACAATATAGTAGTGGTATCACAGTTGCTGCATGAGATTGTGCTGGATGGCAAAGACATTGTCATGATCCCTTGGCACATTCAGAAGCTTTCCACCCCTCAAGAGTTCTCTGAGGTACATGCGGGTAAGTTCATCTTCACTCATGCAGATATCATCACAGGTGCGCCCAAACTCTCCACACCAGTGTTCTCAGGACATGTGCACACACCTTATATATCAGGGAACATTCGTAACCTGGGTTCATGTTATCCAATTGACTTCCATGACTCCAACCAGGATCGTTACTTTTATATATGGGAACCTGCAACAGATGATCTGAAGCGCATCGCTAACAAGAAGTCTATCAAATTTTGGCGCGTGCGTAACGAAGAACTGCTTGAGAAGGACTGGTCAAAGGTCGGCACTTACGACTACATTGAGGTATATATAAAGTATTCGCTCCTGCAAGATGATGAGTACCAGGAACTCTGTAAGAACCTTCGTAAGGACTTTAAGAACTGTTGGATTATTCCACTTCCGGATGAACTGAACGAATCCGAGGGAGTTGATATCAGCTGTGACATGGCGAGCATTATCGAAAATGCCATCCCTGATGACTTACGTGAGCGTTTTGAGTATATTAAAGCAAAAGTAGACAACAATGGGAGTACTGAACAGTGACTTGGATGTAACGCTTCGCCTGGAGGACTTATATGATATATGGCTTCCTCATGAGATGTGGGGTCGGGTTGATTATGCTCTACATGACCTGGTTCATAAAATACAACAAATCGAACTCAGTCAAAATGATATACGGACTATTTTTGAGATCATCTCTCAAACTATAGACCAACACATGGGACGCCATTTTGCATTAACACGCAGGCAAGCATATTATTCACGCATCATCAATCAGATAGTTCCTGTATGGGAAATGTCCTTACATGATGCGGTTAAGTCAAATGAATTATATGCAACAATTTATATAAGGTCGCATGGGTGTTCTTGATGGTGATATAGATATAAAGCCTGTTCTTGTGAGCGACATCCTCACGTTGCACTGGTGGTCGGCGCCTTATGGCACCGAGGAGGAAGCAGACAACATCCTTCAGGAGCTATATAACAAGGTAGTGTCATATGGCGACTATGCAGATGCTATTAGAGTTGTCAGTAGGCGCTTGATGGATTTGTATAAAGCATTTTACGAATGTGATCAAGTGGTTGCAACCATATACAAAGGAAGCACGAATATGATCGAGCTGTATCATATAAACCCGGCTATGTGCCATCAGCTCAGTATAGTAATCTCTCAACCCAATTTGCACATTAACGAATGGGTGATCATGACACTTGATTGCCCACATTTAACCCCACCCACACACTAAATTTTTGGGTGGGGTTTGTTATATATCTTTGAGCAAAGCTCAATATATTTTCGAACAACTTCTAAAAATATACAAATATGTCAGTCTTAAATGATACATTACCCCAACTTCCACACGTACGTGATGCAGTCTCCATCAGATGGAACAGTGGTGACTGGGATAGTGCAGAACAGTTCATTGAGCACTTATATAACATGGAAATTCCCAACACTGACTTCGATGATATTGTAGATCGCGTTGAAAATGAACTGGTTGCGTACTGGGAATCGCACTGGGACGTTACGTATCATCCTTATATAGAGTCAACAGTGTGCCGAGTGAGGGGTAAGGGTCTTGGTGCACTGACCGTAGAGGGTACCCCCCTGAAGTGGAACGAGGTCTTCATCAAAGTAGACAGCACCGAGTTTGGCAAAGAGCCTTCTAACTCACCAAAGCAATGGGTGCTGCAGCTGATTGATCATCCGGGACTTACGCCAAAGCTAAAAACTATGTGGAAAAATGCCTCGGATCACTAAATTTTTGAGTGAGGCTTGTTATATATCTTCAGAGCGAAGCTCAGAATCCAGTTGAGCGAAGCTCAATATATCTTCAGAAAACAAAAAAAATAACTATTATGACACAAGAAGAATATAGAGAAGAAGCAGACAGACTGAAACGTGAATACAACAAGCGTTTGTGGGATCTGAAGGTGATGTGGGCGGAATCCAATTCACCATTCAACAAAGGTGACATCATTCAGCGCCGCCGAGTTGGTGATGCGTTCATCATTGACAAGGTCACCATTCAAACCAACAGTCGTGGTGGTCTCGACCTAATGTACGAGGGTCGTAAGCTCACCAAAAAGTTGGAGCCGATGGCAAAGTTGGTGATCATTGGCGAACCTCTCAGCTGCGAACCAATACTACTTAAAAAGGCAGAATCATGAGCATACTAGGGATCAATGAAGAGTCTGAGTGTATCCTCCGAGTCAAGGATGTGTATGCAGTGGATGTGCTGATCCTGAAAGATCAGCTAAACAAATCCTGCAGGAATATCAGCACTGTGTCACTACAACACGTGGCAAATGCTTATATATATAATTTGGTGCTGCACAGTGACGATGAACAGTCACAGTTACGTGAGATTATGAACAGTGCTCAGGCCACATTGATTCCATGGATGTTTAATCTTAAATACAGCGCGGGACTACCCAAAAGCTTCCATACAAAAGAGGAAGGTCGACCTGATCTCGATTTCGGAGCGCCTGGGTTGTACAACATCAGCGTCCCTGCTATTTATCTCGCATGTGGCGATGATCACATGAACAGGCAGTACACAATTCGCCTGACAAAGTATCCTGGTATTAACATATTTCTCAATGACTCCGATGCGGACAAGAATTGGGAAGAAGAACTATATAAACTGTTATAATGATATGAGAGGTTGTTTACTCACAATGGCGCTGGTAGTGCTGTTTTGCATAGGTATAGGGGTGCTCTGCGCTCTGCTGGAGGTAATGTTCTACTTGGGATGTGTCTGCATTTGGCCAGTTATATTCTTGGTGGGGATCTCAGTGCTCTGCACAGTAGTTTACTGGTCTATCAAGATTGTGAAGCTAACTATTGACAAGATAAAAGCTATATTTTAACATTCTAAAACAATATAACATATGAAGAATATCAAGATTATCGCTACAGGAGCACAGGGGGTTGGGAAGACTACAGTACTCAACATGTTTAAGGAAGCACAGTATCCGGTTATCACAGAAGTGGTGCGCAATTTGGTCAAGACCAAAGGCATTACCATCAACCAGGATGGCACAGCCGATACTCAGCGAGCAGTTTTCAATGAATATGTACGAGTGCTTGGTGATACTGAAAAGTATATCTCAGACCGCGGTCTCACTGATGTGATTTCATACACACTGGCTGGTGTGCAGGATGGCAAGATCTCTGAGGAGGTATATAAAGAACAGTTCGAGGCAACAAAGAACTTCGTGCTGGCACATCCGGACATCTTGTACGTATACTTCCCAATTGAGTTCCCGGTAGTTGCAGATGGTGTTCGCTCAGTGGATGAGAACTATCGTTCACAAATCGATCAGCTCATCAAGAAGCACCTGGACGAACTGGGTATTGATTACCTCACTGTAACTGGCACCCCACAAGAGCGATTCTGTCAGATTTTGGATTGGATTGGTCCGGACTTGTTCTGATAAGAGCAACCCAAACCTGATAAATGTGCATAGAGCCTGTTTTCCTGCGCTCTATGCGCTTCAAATAACCAAACAATGTAATTCTATAGGCGTGGCTGAGATCACGCAATATAGCGCAAATAAATAAGTCATGAAGAAAATCAATATTGATGTTCGGCCCGGTCAGAAAGTGTTCTTCACATCTGACACCCATTTCGGACACAACAACATCTTGAAATTCTGTCAGCGCCCCTGGGCTGATATCAAGGCACACAATGCGGGTATTGTCGAGCTCTGGAACTCAGTGGTGGGTCCCGATGATATAGTATTTCATATGGGTGATGTTTGTTGGTTCAACTCACGACATGATACCTACAAGTTGCTGAAACAACTGAATGGTCATATTTATATAGTGCTTGGCAACCACGACACTGAGGACCAATTTGAGTTGTGTGAACAAAGGATGTCCAACTTCACGGTGCTCGGTGATACGGCTGTGCTGTTCTTGAGAGGTGTGGAAGGATATCCCCAAACGCTTGAGATCGTGCTCAGCCACTATCCGCTGATGACCTGGTCACACCGCGATCGTAAGGCTCTACAGTTCTTCGGTCACATTCACTCAGGACCGCGCAGCACTTGTAGGTTTGATTGCGACCTTCCGCTGTATTCTTATCAGTATGATGTAGGTTGCGATAATAATGATTACACCCCGATTGAGATTCATGATCTGCTCCTTAAATTAGGATGGCCCTGCCAGGATCCGATGGTTCGGAGAGGGTTCTAAAAGAAAAAAGCTCGGCAGCTGCCGAGCTTTGTTTATCTAAAGTCAATAGGAAGTTCTCGTGTGATGTCTGATACAATGCTGCTTGACCATCCATCTTTGAAATCAAGTAAGAACTTATTAGTAGAACCTAGTGGCAGTGCGCACTTACCCCTCCTGAACAAGGTGAAGCCATAAGCACCACCTGCAGAAGCTGTGATGCGTCCCAGGTCCGGCCATTTGTTAGCTTGCAGCCCCAGTGTCTTCCATACATCGATGTCCCAGTGATCCATGAGTTCTTGATCTGTTGCTTCTCTGTTATCATACCAGGCGCGTTGAGCATCCTTGAAGTCGTACATGTCAACGATCTTCAGTGCGTCTAGTTTGCCTGCCATTTTCTGATCCACATTAGCAAAATACAGCAGGCTCACATCATCAAACTTACAAGTATCCTTTATCTGCAAGAAACCGCAACTATCCAGGCGAATCATGTCAGCACTCACCTTGGTGTGATCCAGGTATAGTTTTACGTTCTCTGACGGATCGAACAACAGGTGTTTGCACTTGATGTTGACTTTGTCAAAGCGCATGGTATTGCCTATAAATATGAGGTTATTGGGTACATCAAAGTTAATATCCTTGATGGGTGTATTTACATACATGATAAGTCGACTGCAATCAACTGCACGTATGGTATGCACCAGGCGCTGTCCACCCTTGGCTGGGGGTAAGTGGTTGAGGACAAGATCACCATGAAGCTGTGAGGCGCTCACAGTCAGCACACCGTTCTCTACGGTACCTGTTATCTTGTCCGGGTTGTCAAAGAGCTTCTCAATGATCTTATCAGCAATTACATCAGAATCACTAATATCAAAATCAGTATCCAATAAGGACTCAAGTACTTGTGTTAACTGTCTCATATGCTACGTGCGTCACTTTCGGCCCAAATCTGCCATCCGTTCGTTAAGTCTGTCAAGTTTGAAATACCCCAGTCAAAACGCTTGTGTGTGTTGACACTATATGCCCTGACAAAGATATTATCTCCACCAGTCTGTTTTGCAATAGTGAGACTTAAAAGTCTCTTGAATTTGGCACCAAGCTGCTTTTCAATACAATCTACGGGATTGAACGTGGGTTCGACCCCAGTCGCTCCGTAGGTGGTCCATGCGCTACCCTTCAGCTTCACAATACCCCAGTCCAGCACACAAGACTCAATATGCGAGCCCACATTACTCAGAGTGAGACTATCTATTTTATCAAAGTTGTTGTTGCGCAGCACCACATCATCTATATCATTGAGACGCAGACCACCAGACTCAATATTGCATTTAGCCATGGTGAGACGTTTACCGCGCGGGTCAATAGTCACGCGTGAACCTGCAATGAACGTGCAGTTCTGTAGAGTGTCTGCATAAACATCCACGCGCGTGGCAGCTTTGATGGTGAAATCTTTCAGCTCTTGTGCGTTATCAATTATAGCCCATGGGTAGACCTCAACCTTCTTACAGTTAAGCTCATTCATAACGGCTACAAAATCATCCATGTAGCCACGACCATCGAACACTACGTACAAAGTGTCACCTTTCCAGGACGCTTTCTTGTAGTACCAGTGATACTTCTTGAGTACCAGCTTGAGGTCGATATCTTTATCCAGCTCAGCGCTGGGGTTGTCAAGTATTGATTCGTATAAACTTTTCATCGTACAGCAAATCCACGTCCTGAGTTGAGCGGCCGCGCTAGGTCGGCAAACACACATCGCTCATCCGTGGTTGTATATTTCAATGATTCTTTAATAGCTTCATCATGATCCAGGGTACGGTTGTACAGCTTGATGTTGGTCACAGCCAGGGGCCATGGGTGCAGCACAACTTCCTGTTCTGATTCAATAATATAGTCATTATTGTAGGAACCAGTCAGCTCAGCCACAGGACGTTCTAGGTCAAACCAGTAATGTTCGGGCTTGAGGATGTACACTGGCATATCTGCGCGGTGCATGTGTTTGAATACTGATAGCTCTTTGGTGTAAGTAGAATGATTCCATCTGTAGATGACAAGATATGTCGAGAACGGAAGCAGTTCTGTTGATAAGTCTTCCACACTCAGGGTGAAGAGATTATCGCTATATCCAACCACAAAGTTAATGGGACCAAACTCGGCAATATTCTTACTGATCGAGCCTTCCAGGGTACCGCCAGTTTCAATTATCATTGAAATGGTTCCACAATCTCCACAAATACCACGCTGATATGTGATACATCCGTTCTCATTCTTGAATTTATATATGTTGCGTGCCACAATGGAGTTGTTGTGACAGTATAACTTGTCAAGTACAGACGCATCATCCTTGGTAAATTGTTTTCGGATTGCGTCTTCCATAAATACATTATATAAGTTTGTTGCCGCGAACTTAGGAGCTTCTATCTGATCAAATCCTGATTCGCGTTCTTGTTCATTCTTCTCAACTTCACCAAAGGTGTTCTGATAAGTCTTGTTAATAAAATCGTCAATGACTGAATCAAACCCTTCGGTGATCACATTTGTTGAATCCTGGTATTTCACAAGTGCCAGCTTCCAGGTAGTAGAGCGCCACATCAGGCCTTCGTTCTTCTCATCATAGGCTGCATTGACCTCCCACATACGCTTCATGAGCGGTATATAAAGAAAATCACGAGCCTTGGGAATAGCGGTGTCGCCGAAAGCACTGGCAAACTGTGTCTTGCTGAGCTCGGTCTCCCAGTCCACTTCCCACTCAAAGTCCATCTCGGTGAGCTTGGGGTTGGAAGATGGCATCTGTCCGTCCTGCACCATGAGCTTGAGTTGCTTACATGCGACCACATTGTGCATTACAAACTCCTTGAACGTGAAGTCTGCACTGGACTGGTCTGGGTCGCAACGGAAGTAGTATATAGGAATACCAAACATACACACTACCATATCGGCCATCTGTTGCTGAAGTTGCAGGGCGCAGTCCAGTCCTGCATAAGGCTGGAACAGATTAGGATTATCACAAGGACTCTCACAGAATGACTGCGGCTGCATGCAGATATTATAGCATGTAGTCACGACCCCGTTGATAGCAAGCTCTCCCACACTACCCGTTACCAGGATGCGTAGGTAAAAATCAGACTCAACATTTTTGGCCAGCTTGAGATAATCCGCATATGTCACCCAGTTTGTCCAACAGACCCCATCAGTAGACCAGGCGTACATATAGGTAGACGTCATATCGTTGCCCTGCAAGTCCTTTATAGCAAGAGGGTAGAAGTGTATGGCTTCTTTTAGCGTGAGTATCCTTGTGATAGTGCAGCTCATTTCTTCCAGGTGATTGTGATTTGGTTATCGTCAGATTCTACATTAGCAAGCTTGACTTTCTTACGCACAGCGTCTTCGAACTTGTTCAGCTCAGCCATAAGCTCCTCACCACGCTCACGATTATCCATCATGATAGACTGAATGGAGCCTTTTGAAATGGCAAGGCGCAGTGGTTTGTGTGTATCGGCGAGAACCTTTATATATAGCTTGTTCCAGCAGCTCACGAACTTATCACCCAGGTCATCTATCTCATGAAATGCTTCGTAGTGTGGGTTGTTTGTAGAACACCATTCTTCAACCTCGTTAAATTTGTAGCGTTTCAACTCAGATTCTGTATGTTCAGCCCATTTGAGTATATTACCCATCGCAGTACCAATTCGTGTGCTACTGTCTTCCTCCTGATAGAAGTCACGAGCCTTTTCAAGTCCTGGGTGCATGGATGTGAGTACCGCAAATACAGTGAGAAGTTCATTATAACTCTGGTATCTCATATTGAGCATCTCGTTCAGTCCATCTGCCTTGAAGCCGCGGGTGTGAATAGGCTCTGCAACGAGATCCATGTCGCTGTCGAAAATACTTTCGTTGATATATGCTGTTATTGATTTCATTTCCAATTGATAGTAACTTCCATCTGACCGGCTTCGGCTGTAAGAAGCTTATTGTATTTTTTATTAAGTTTATCAGCAAATTCATCATACATCTCCTGGGTGCTATTGTCCTTACCAAATCGTCTTGAATAGAACGTAATATCATCCACTGCGCGAGATTCGCATTGAACAGCTACATCATCCCATCCCTTAAACACAGCGGAGCCAATCTTATCTATCTCAATGATGACAGGATAACGTACACGTGCATCATCAATGTACTTAGACACATATTTGTAATCTGCTTTTTTATCAGCAGCTGCAACAGAATCTTCGATCTTGCTTACACCAGTAAGAATACCTACCGCATAAGCATCACGTTCATAATCTTTGAGGTAGGCGCGGATTCGCTGTGCGGGACCCTCCATAAGTTGTCCAATAAGATGACATTTATACAGTAAGTTATACCATCTCATCTCAAAGTTGACCACATGGTCAGCGTTGTGATTTTTTATCGGATGTAACTCAATCGGATCCAAATTCACGTCAAAGTCGCTGCTGAGTAGGGATTCTGTAAGGCTTTTCATATGTCGTACTCTATGATTACCCATTCCTCAAGATCCTCATTGGACTGGGAGTATATACGTGTGTTAATCTTCAGTTTTTTGGCTACTTTGGCGAGCTCTTTAGCAAACTTCTGCGCCTCCCCTTCCATCATCCAGTCTTCTACATTAGAGATCTTGATGTAGTTGTCGTATACTGCATCGCGAGAAGCTTTGGTATTAGTAAAGTGCTTGAAATTATCCCAACCCGGATAAGTCCATTGTTTGAACGTTTTGTAACCTACCTGATCGATTGTCTGTATCAAGTCCAGCACCTTATTGCGTGATGAAATGAGATTAGCTAGGGTGCCAATGTCTTTGCTGTTGTTCTTGACAATTAACTTAAACGTGGCATCGATCTGACGCATGGTGTAGTTGCGAACTTTGTCATTCACGGTTGCCGAGAGTTCTTTGTCCAGCTGATCACGGACGGTTGTCAAGCGCTGCCCTACCAGCGCCTCAGCATAAATGCCCATTGCCCCTTCACGAACTTCGTCGTAGAGATGGTCTATATTTCCCTTCCAGTTGTCATAAGAGTGAAGGGTGAGGTCGAACTTGTCTTCAAAATCAGTGTCAAGCAGACCCTCATTGATGTATGTTGCTATTGATTTCATGATTCTGTTGAGCCTGCAAGGCTGCGTATTGTTTGATTTATATAAGATGCGGCTTGGTCCACGTTAGAGAAAGTGCGCCATTTTGTTGACGTGGCAAATATAACACCATCACCAAGCTTCGGATCGTCAAAAGAAATGATGAAGGTCTTCGCTACAGACTTACCAGTGCTGGAGCTGTGATAAGAGGCGCGAGCACTCACATAGCGGCCCATGTCTGTCACCTCAAACGAATAACCACGGCCCGCAGGTAGTGCACTTTGAAGGCGCTTGCCAAATCCGGAACCCGACCACACCCTCCAGTCCCATTGGTTGACATAAAACGGACCAACATCTCGTGACGCGGAGGCGCTTGAGCGGTTCGTGTTACGAGAGTCAGACTCGTTGAGTGGTGGGGTTATTCTGAGAAATATGGTTTCATTCATCTTTTATAACCCTGTGAATTTGAAAAGAGTATAGCAATCGCAGAGAGTTCTTTGTTGACCTCAATGCCCGCGATATAATCACTGTGCAGCGGTGACAGTGCTGGAATTGATTTATATATATCTTTTATCTGTCCTGATGACAGTGGTGACGCGCAGGTTAGTAACATACGATACTTGATTTTGGGGTCCTTGGAAGAGCCTTTGAACGGTACATAACCAGCCTTGATATCCACATGAGCCTGTTTGTACCATGGCTTGGTCTTTAGCGCATTGTCGATACCCTGGATCATAAATATGTAGTTGCGTAGGGTTCGCATATCCGAAGCAGACATACCTTCAGTGGCTGTGTCTGCAACTTTGGTTAGGAGGCTCACAGTATCACTAACACTTTTGCGAGCCTGAACTACCTCATCACCCTCCAATCCAGTCAGGTACGTATATAAGTCTTTAGCTGCGCGGAGTGCCTTGTCATAAGCCGACTTGGGTATACCCCCTTCATTAGCAGCTGCTATAGCTTTCCAAAACTTTCCCTCAGGATCGCGTGGGTTGTTGAGGTCGGGATGTGAAAACTGTGGCAGTTCTAGTGCAGCTTCTGTTATGAGTTCAGTGAAATTTTTCATTGTTATATTGTATATATCTTTATAATAGCCGCAACAAAAAAGGATTACCCGCAGGCAATCCTTGTTAATACTTGAATGATGGTACTTTCATAGATCCAAAGTCTGGCATTTGCGGCGCAAACTTACTTGTGTTCATGCCTTTGGTAAACGATCCGTTCTTGATTGACTTCATGGTACCATTGATATTGTACTTTTTCATCTCATCTTCTTGTCGCTCATTATCCTCTTTGACGAGTGCATTAAGCGACTCAACGAACATCTCATACTCCCAAAACACCATACGATCTACCTCGGACGGTTGAATATGGAAGTTCTTGGCAAATGCTGCCTTGAGGTCTGCGAGATGATACAGGTCAATCATGAACAGCTTGATAATAGCGTACTCCATATCGGAGGGGCCCAGTTCCATATGGACCTCCTCCTGACTGGATGGTACGAGCTGTTTATCGAGATCCAAACTTTTTAGCCTTAGTCTCAACCTTGAACAAAGCTCGAATACCGCTCGGAAATCGAACTGTCGAAGTGGCCTCCTGACCGCAGTTAGGACAAGTTACACGAAGCTGCTCTGATGGGTTGATGGTAATGTTGCGAATAACATCCTCCATGAACTCAAACATAGCAATATCCCAGCTCTTGTACTCTTTATAAAGAGACTCAATCTGACGGTCCAGCACCGCTGCGTCACGGGCGGGCTTATCCAACATCCAGCTCAAGAAGCGGATGAAGTTCTCATCAAGCTTCTGATTCTGACGTGCGCGAGCTGTTGCCCAGTCAATAAGAGCCTGATCCTTACCCAGTGTAGGAGTATACAGAGTGATGGGTGCATGGTTTACATCGTACTCCTCAGGATCGATCTCCCAGGAGCGACCTTGCCAGTGCTTATCAATAAGCTCATCATCAGGGAACTCATAGAACAGAGCCTCCGAGGTCAGCGTATAAGTGATATCGTGATCGCACTCTGAGCATGCATCGGTAAACTCAATCTTTGCTTCGCCCTTGGTGAACGTTGCTTCACGCACCTTGAGAATAAACCAAAAGCGATCCCATGAATTGATAGACTGCCAACCACCGCGGCCAACGCCATTGGTAATAATCTTCACAGAGGTACGGATGATCTCATTGAGAACATTGTTGACCTGCGCTGCATTGCTTTCATCTACGGCAGTCCAGTTCTTGATAGCCATCACCTGAGCAGGTTTTACGTAGAACTCCCATTCAGCTGGATAGAATGATGAGCGCGCTCCCATCTCAGAGCGATCAACCGGGACCCAACCATCAGAGAGGCGAACCCCCGACTCAGACTCAAAGCTCAACTCTACACGGCGTTGAGCGCGCTCCGCGTTTTTGCGTTCGTTAAAGGCCTTGCGTGACTCTTCCTCTTCCTCTGAAAGTGCCGCTTTGCCAGTGATTATCTCTTGGTGCTGAATCTTACCTAAATTCTTCTTCGGAGTGGTTCCACCAGCATCTCCAATCTGTTCATCTAATTTGCTGTAATCTTGTGACATACTTAGAATATTCTATATATTTCATTTGTTAATATAATCAGTTGTGTTGAAATGTTAACTATTATATAGATAAAAATTCATACGGCTAATGGCTAACGTATTCAACCCCGTCAAAGAGGATAAAGATGGCGTTAAAGCACGCCGCGTAATATGGACTACTCACTCATTAGACCTGGCCATACAGGGCCTGATTGAAGGTAAGCGTCTTGTAGCCAATCCATTTTATAACAATGAGGTAAAGCTTTTGAAAGCGGATCTGAACTTTCAGCGTACCGAAGAAGAGGTAAAAGAATGGAAGAAGTGTCGTGATAATATATTTTACTTCATAGAAACATATTGTCAGATCATGACCCCTGAGGGTGTGCGGAAGGTGAAACTTCGCGACTATCAAAATGAATACCTTGAACACCTCCAAAAACACCGTCTAAGTATTTTCCTGGCACCGCGCCAGTGTGGAAAGTGTGTTGATTTCATGACAACTATAGATGTAAAATATGATAAATTGAAGGATATTCTCCCTTGGTATCGTAAATTTGACTATTATCGCCTGCCATTTTTTGAGTTGTATAATCTTTTTGACAAATCGCGCAACTGGAAAGTTCGTTATAGGATATACAAATCCATGTGGAGGGGACAGATTCCTGAGTTTTTGGGCTATAAACTAATTTCTTTAATAGATTCAGAAAATCGCTCCAACACAAAACTTATCAACACATTTCACACCGAAGGCCTGAAAGTACGAACCCATTACGGTTGGAATCATGTCACTGAGATACATGAAACCCGCCCCATGGAGCGATATATCATCAAAACTGAAAATCATAACCTCTCATGCGCAGACACTCATATTCTGTATTCCAATGGTGACCCCATGTTTGCACAAGAGGTTCGTGTGGGAACAATCATAGATACAAAACTGGGTCCTGAAAAGGTTACAAGCATTGATGTCGATTATAACCGCGTGTGTATGACCGATTTATCAGTATCCAGTTATGATCATTCATACTACACAAATGGCATTTCATCACATAATACTGTCACCTCGGGTCTATTTATGCTTCATTATATATGCTTTAATGTTGACAAGTCAGCATTGGTGACGGGTGACAAATACAAAACTGCAAAGGAAATCCTAAACAAAGTAAAGGAGATTTATTATGAGCTCCCATACTTTTTGAAGCCTGGTATCTGTAAATGGAATGAATCTGAAGTGGTGCTCGATAACGGATGTCGTATAGTCTGTGAAACTACGACTGCGAAAACTGGTATCGGTTTTACATATCACTGCATCTTGGCTGATGAATTTGCAAAAATCGATGAAGGTATTAAAGAAAAGTTTTATAGCCACCTATTTCCAACAGTTACTGCATCTAAAGCTCGATTCATGATAACTTCTACTCAGAATGGTCGTGAACTCTTTTATAGGATATATTCAGGTGCTGAGCAAGGCTTAAATGAATACGGCCCATTTACTATAGGGTGGTGGAGAATACCCGAGTGGAACCCAGACACTCACAGTTGGGAAAAACGCGATGAAGCCTGGCATCAAAAGCAGGTGGCCAATTATGGTTCAGAAGAGGCATTTAATTTGCAATTCGGTACGAGTTTTGATATTGGTGCCAATACGTTAGTTTCTCAAAAGAAACTGCGTGAGTATAATGCTGTTAAATTCGTCAATAAAGAACTTTGGGGTGTCTCATATAGTGATAACTGGTTTTGGCATCCTGATTTTGAGCCCATGGAAGAGCTGCGTCAGTCCTTCTTACTCACCACCTGTGACCTTGCGGAAGGCCTCAACCAGGACTATACTGTATTTTCTATATATCGCATGGTGCACCGCGGCACTGATGACCTAGAGTGTATAGGCTATTTTCGCGCCAATAACCTTCACCGTGAACTGTGTGCAGAGTCACTCATGCTCTTATATATGAAATATTGTGACCCCAACCATGCGCTCATCTCATTCGAGCGTAACACTTACGGTGAGATATTCCTCAAGGATATCAACGAGTTAGCTGAGAAGAAGTACCCCAACTGGGACCCATCACTCATAATGAAATACTACACAGAATCCGGCACGAAGTTTCACTATGGTATTAAAGTGACACCTGGCAACAAGTCAACACACTGCGTGGTGTTCAAAGAATCATTTGAACGAGGTAAGATCATCAATGAGGCAGAGCAGTTTATATATGAGCTTCAGAACTTCTGTGACGATGGTACGGGGCATTATAAAGCATCGTTTGGTCACGATGATATGGTCATGACTGCTATACAACTGGAGTATGCACGTAAGGAGCTTCAGTACAGAATGCTGCGTGATGACTATGAGTCGGGTCATGCTGTTCAGGAGGATACTATATGGAACCCTTATGATTTCTCTCAACCAACCGGGGTTCCGATGATGGGACAGTTTTATGATATAAATGATAATTATAGACGCCTTCAGGGCATGTAGAACTCATGGCAAAGACAATCATACAAACCCCACGTAATCAGAAAGACTATCAGTACCCCTCCATGCCGAAGACTTATAGTCTGTTGAAAGAGATTCGTGATGATGCTCTATATAAGTCTAATCTAGGTCGCCGTGATGCCAAAGCGCGCAAGATTATCAATGAACCCGGCACTCCTGTGCATGGCACAAAGCTGATCGCAGGCAACCTCTATCTCATGGAGTATTTCTATCCGAAGACTGAGGAGCAGCTTGAGTACTATGACGCCATGCCTTGCTCCATTATCTTTGGCAA